ACACGACGCTCTTCCGATCTTATTTAATTCGGCTCTTAATTTACCCATTCGAGCCGTAGTATTGCTAATAGAGGTTTGAACGCTTTGTAATTTTCCGTCTACGCTATTTACTAACGAAGTTAGACGTCCCAAGTTTAAAGAACTAACTTTATCTTGAAAGTCGGCTAATTCCGCGTTTATATTTCTTAACTCGCTTTTGGTCTTCCCGTCGTCGATACCAAGCTCAACGATAAGACTTCCTACTTTAGCCATAGTTAAAACCTCCTTTATTTCCTATTTTTTAATATTTCGATTTGTTTTTCTATGGTGTCGGCCTTTTTGCCGTCGGGAGCGTTGTTAGTCTTAACTTTAGCTTTAGTATCTTCCCTTAGTTTCGTAATATAGTAATCTAAAGGCTTAGGTTTATTCTTAGAATTAGTAAATCCCGCCGTTAAGTAGGCCACTCTAATAATGTTCTCTTGTTCGTATAGTCTTCGTTCCCTCATTCCATACATATAGTTATTAAACTCCCATAATTCGAGATCGTAAACCTCGTTAGGAGTTAGGCCATATTCGGCCCCGGCCCTTAATACTTGTTCGACGAAATCTAGTTTTTGAACTTCTCCGCTTCGGCCTTTTTCTCCAACAACTTCTTTTCGATCTCGTCCTCCGTTAAACCCGGGTACTGTAATTGTTTAGCATATTTAACCACTATATCGATTAAATCTCCCATTCCCATATTACCGTCTAATCCGTGATTAACGAACTCACTTTCGCTCATTGTAGGATCAACGATCCCGCAATATAAGAAGATTAACATTTCTTCTTCGCTCATTTTATCAATTCTAGCCACTAATTCGTTATAAGTCTCTTTAAATCTCTTTCTAATATTTACGCAAGTTCTAAGCTTACAATTAAACTCGAACTCCATTCCGTTAATAGTTTCTTTCATAATAGTATCTCTCCTTTTCTTTCTAGTCCTATTGTTTCTATGAAAGGTACAACGACTAAAACCTTATTAATTTATAAAAAGAGTAGGGTATTACGCCTACTCTTAATATCTTATATAGGCGTATTAGCTATTAAGCGCTAGGTAAAGTAAGTACTACGCCGTTACTTCCCGCGATCGAAATTGATATGTCCGCTTTACCGTCGGCCGCGTTTTCAACCTTAAGGCTTTCGATATAACCGTCTCCCTCGAAGAAAGTGTAATCGTCTAGGCCAAAACCGAAAGTAAGTTTAGTACCGGATTCGAAAGCGTCTACTAAATCTTTTTGTCCGCTTGTACTAGCGAAATCGGTAGTACCGTCGCTAGAAGCGCTCCAATCCTTAATACTAGGTACTTTTTCCTTATAAGTGTTTCCGAATGATATTACTTCTAGCATTTCTTTAGTAAGCTCTAAACTCCAATTACTCATATGAGCTAGTTTAGTAGTTCCGGATTTAATATACCCGGTTACTCCCGTATATAGTGCCATATTATTTTCCTCCTCTTTCTATGTAGTCCGCTTTTTTTACGAACTCTACGTCGAACTTCTCATTCAACGTTACATTTAATATTAGGGTTAATTTATTATCTATTAACTTGATCTCGCCTTTTAAATCGGCGGAAGTCTTAGATAAATCGGGATCGTCGAATATAGCGCCTAATAGTAAACCGCTTTCGCTATCTACTATGATCTTGTTTTTTTTCATAATTAACTATCGCTCTTTTGAAGCATAGCTATAAGATTAATAGAAAACTCGGCTCTATTGTTTTCGTCTCTTCCCATATACATAACTTCGCCATTCTTCTTTATTAACTTAACATTTTCTCCCCCTAGATCCCCGCTATAACCCTCTATAACGTTTAGGATCGCTTCCATTTTTTGGAAAGCTAAGTAATAAGATTTATTTCTAATTCTTAATTGTATTTGAGGCTCGGTAATGAATGGCTTTTTTTTACCTAAGCTTCTAGTCGGAAGATTACCTCCGGCATAATTAAGAACGAATAAATTATCGGGATCACTAGGCATAGATCCTAATTCCCCGTGTTCTATTTCTTTTAATAATTCGACTATCGCCTCTAACATATTACAAGTTCCTCCTTGCTAATTCCTCTAATCTTTCTAAGATCTTCGGCTCTAATTCTTTGAATGATCTTTCTAAGAACTTAGGCTCTCCGCCGTCTACTTTACCGTGTTCCTTTCCGCTATGTCTTAATGATAAATCTTCGTGTTGTCTTATAGCGTAATCGTAACCGTCTTTTGTAGTAAGTTCTCCTCCGAATGAAACTAATACGAGATTAGTCCCCTCTTTGATTACATTCATACTATCTCTTAAGTCTCCGCTTTCAATAGGAGCTTTCTCTTGAGCTAATCGGCCTACTTGAGTACCTATATTATAAAGATCTTCCGTAATATCTTTTTCAATATTTCGTATAACTACATTTATATTTTTAGTTACTTCTTTTAAGCCTTTTAATTCAACCTTACTCATACTAAAACCTTATAACCTATTTCTTCGCCCGAAAGTCCGGTCCACTTACCAACGAATAATACCTCGTTACCGTCTAGTTTATCTAAATCTTTTACTAAAGAAGTAGTATAATATACGGCCTTAGAAATCTTCTTCTCGTCGTATGCGGTCTTAATTTCTTGTACCGCTTCTTGACGTCTTACTTTAATAGTGGTAGGAGAAGCGTATGTATATTCTCCATATACATTTTTAGTCGTTCCTCTAACCTCTAAAGAAGCGTCTTGATTACAATAGTCATTTAATATACTATTCAACACGACAAGTCCCTCCTATGTAGTCCGTCATTAATTGAACGGCCTTAGAGCTATAATATAGTTTAGAAGCTACCGCTAAATCGCTTTTAGGCGAATAATTCTCCGATAGATCTCCTATTCTAAATGAAGTAACTCCCGCATTAATGAGGTCTTTCCTATTTTGTATCTTTGTATCGATACTTGATAGAGCGACTTCTACTTGAGCGTATTTTACGTTAGTAGGTACTTCGTAACTTGTAGGATCTAAACAATAATCGAAAGGCTTACGTATTATTCTAGGAAACTCCATTATTTGATCTACTAAAACTTTTCTTCCTAGTAATACTAGGCTATCTATTGCCCTAGCTCCATTTCTTAAAATAATTTCTTTATCGCTATCATTTAAAGCGTTCCAAGCTACTCGATAAGGATCATTAGAGGTATAGAAAGCTTCTACGTAGTCGTTAGCTTCTTCTAAAGTAATATAACTATCGGTCCCTACTATCATTTTTCTACCTCCTTATAAAAATTAAAGGGAAGCCTACTTATTTAATAAACTCCCCTTTCACACTCTTAAACTAAAAGCTTGGTGTAACTGTTGGTTTTAATACTGCGAATGGGTAGCCACTAGTTCCGCTTACACGGTTAATAGGGTTTGGTAATTGCCAACCTAAACGCATAACTACTCTTAACGCTACCATATCTTGTTGAGCTAAGTTATAAGTAGTATTTTCGTCAACTACGATAGTAGCCTCAGTTAATAACTTATAAGTAAGCTCTTGACGAATAGAGTATACGCCTTGTTTAAAGTCTCCACTTATTAATAAAGCTTTAGTTTTATCTACTCCGCCATTTAAAGGGAATAACATTTGTACTCCGTCTAAAGCGTAAGTAGTCTTTCCTTGCATATTAGTAGTGAAAATAGGTTGTCCGTTTTCTTCTCTTAAGCCTCTTAATTTAGCTTTCATAGATAAATCGGCTACGTTACCCGTAACGTTATACCCGTCTTCTTCAACTTTAGCTAAAACTCCGTCTTCGCCCATTATATCGTCGTAGATATCGTCTCCCGTACCAAGAGTTACATAGTTTCCGGCAACTTCCGCACCGTCTACTATACCGTCCGGCCAAGTACTAGGTTTATCTTCACTATGGAAAATAGCTCTATCGATCTTAACTCCGAACGCTTCTTCGATTTTTGGTTTGATTTCTCCCCATATATCATAATCCGCGTCGTCTATAACCGCTTCCGGAATAGGTATGATTACCGCTAATTCTTCCGCCGTAACGTATTTATTAGCCCAAGAAGCCGAACTAGTTTTCTTAGCGGAATTATCTCCACTTACGAAATAAGCACTTGGTAAACTAGATAATACCGGTATACGATATTGTTTTTTAGACATATTAGGTAATTTAGTCATTAATTGTAAAGCTACACTTTGCTCTACTACACCTTGATAGATTTCTTTAGACACTTCTTCGCTAATTAAAGCGGAAGCGCTTGTTCTGTCAATTATTGCCATAATAATTTTCCTCCTTATATTTTTATTTTTTATTTTTGGCTATTAAAAGTTTCCTCTTATTAAATCATTCATAACCGCGTTATTATTTGGAGCTTCTTGTTGTTTTCCCGGATTAAATCCGCTATTATGCGTTTTAGCTTCTTCGAATAAGTAACTATCGGTCTTTCTAAGAGCTTCTAATTGTTCGTCTAAGCCTATTAGTTTGTCGTCTTTATAAGTTACCTTAGTAAGATCAACTAAGCCCATAACGGCTTTAACGTTTTTAGCTTTAGCTCCACTTATAGCTCTCTCGATAGCGTGATCCGTAGTCATTTTAGAGATCTTAGCTTCATAATCACTCTTTATAGTGTTGTTAGTATCTTGAAGCTCTTTTATTTGTTTTAAGAACTCCTCATTACCTTTATTATTTTTAGCTAGATCCTTTAATTGATCGTCTCTACTTGCTATTTGTCCCTCTAACTCGGTAACTTTATTAGCTACTTCGTTATATTTACTACGAGGCATATAAGAGCCGTCTCCAATATTAGCGATATTGACTTTCTCCTTAGCGGTTGCGTCCATACCCTCTAATTTAGTACTTATTTGATTAAATAATTCGTCGCCTAGAATGGTCTTTAAACTTTCATTTAACATATGTATCTCTCCTTACTTGCGTTTTTAGAAGTTCTCGCTCTCTTCTTTGTAAGTGTTTGACTTTATTAAGCTCCTCAAACGGCGGAACTAATAGAAAAAGAGTTACACTACACGCCATAAATAATTTAAGTCGCGTAATATAGCTCTCTCTACTTCTATAAGTAATTATACCACAATAGGAAAAAAAAGTAAACTATTTTTCTTCTAATTGAAAATAGTAAGTATTTTCTTTCTTTGTCTTAGATATAACCTTATATTTTAGTCCTCTTTTAAATAATACTTCTTGTTCTCCTTTATTAAATAATGAGATATTTTTACCCGTTTTAGAGTTTATTCTCATAATTATAGAAGCGTCTTCGTGAAATCTCTCTTTAATACTAGCGGAAGTATAAGATTTAAAAGGTACTTCTTGATCTAAGTCTTTTAATATATCTTGAATGTCGCCTCGATCATTTGTAATAGTTCTAATTACCTCTCCTTGATAATTAGGCATTTTATCTAATCCTTTATCTAAATTAGTTATAAACTCTTTATCGTTAGCGGTTAATTGATCTCTTCTAATAGCGTCATTCAATTTAAAGCCACTTGATCCAATAAACTTATTAATAGCGTATTGTTCTTCTTGATCTAAAGGCTCTAAAGGAAATAGATCTCTTTTAGCGTTATATTTATCTTTTAGGCCGTTATAGACGTTT